GTCAATAACAAAATATTCAAATCCACTTTCTGCAATATTTTTACAAGGCCAATAAGTTTCTTTTCCTTTTATTATCGCCAAAAGGCCGCAAGATTCTTTCGGCATACATTCTTCAATATGTTTAATAGCTTCATCTTTCCAAGTCATTGATTAACAAAAGTACCTACGCCGGGAAAATCTTTTCTCGTCACTTGACGCTTCGGCGCTCTTATATTCATTAAGTCTAAAGCTGAAACAAGTTCAAATTGTACAATATCTCTATTTTCAACAATTTTACGATCAATAAAATAAATTTCTTGTGGAAGCTCTGCTGTTGTATCAGGTGTACCAAAAGGGTTTTGATTTGAAGGAAAATTTGCTGCGTCTAAAAACTGGCTTAAAGTTCTTATGCGTACAAATTTTGCTCCCTGTAAGTCGTTAAATGGCGTTGTGGCGTTCACTGTTGCCATCAATGCCGTAATAGTTCCAAGAATATTAGAAACTGTTATAGTCGGGCGTGGTAAAGAGCCGCGTCCAGAATATTCAAACCCTTCCGCTGATATTGGAAATTTTGTATATGTATTACCCTGCCAAATTATTGAAGCGTTGCTATTCATCCCGACCCCTGAATGAAATCTTGTGACATCTGTCGAACCATGAAGCGCAGAAACTAAAGTCAATGTATAAAGTTCAATAATTGACTTATTAGATAATTTTTGAAGTTCTTCTGTAGGTAAAGCCATCAGGGTTCAAATACTTCTCTAAAGGTGCAATTTAATGTTGCCCTGTTATTAAATGGTATTGTTTTCGTCCATGATTGACAAACAAACTTGCCTGCGCCTGATAAAGTCACAGAAACATTTCCGCTGTTTGTAGCGCTTGCGGCAGCCGTTACAGTGAATGTATTATCGTCTGCCGTTGTTGCAATAACAAAAGAACCATCAACAGCAGAACCAGAAGTATAATCAATCGTTACGACATCACCGATTGCAAGGCCATGATTTGAAATTGTTATTGTGACTGTTGTTCCTGACTGTGAATATGTGCCTGTTTTAACGAACCCTTCGCCGGGCGGTGTAAATGTAAAACTTGCCTGATCGTTGACGCGACTTCTTAAAAATCCTTCTATTACGTCAGATTGTTCTTCAGAAATATTAGCAAAAACAAGATCGTAAACTTTTAGATCTTGCGTTAAAGGTAAACCAAAAAGCGCCCTGAACTCGTAACCATCGCCGAGATTAGTTGTTCTTATTCGCGGTGCGCTTGTTTTTCTCATCCCATAGCTAGGGCTGATTGAAGGAAAAGTTGCCATATTACCTTGTTAAAATACCTCCCGGCCTTTTTTCTTTAATGAGTTGAGCCTGAACAGCGGCACCGATAGCAGCGCCCAAAGCTTGCGCATCTGCATTGTTTCCAGAAACCGAAGAACCAGAAGCATCTACGTTTACTGTAACCATATTACTAACAGAACCCCCGCCAATTTTTTCGTTCGCTGTTACAAATCCTCTACTTGAACCCATAGTCAATATTTCCGGCCCTTTTTCACCAACTACAAAGCTTTTGCCTGCGGCCACCGGCCCACCATTTGCCCGTCTACCAAATAAGCCGCCTAATATATTTCCAACAAAACCACCGATACCCTTTCCACTTCCTTTTTTACTTGCAGATTTTCCAAAGTTTTCACCAAATTGACCAATTAATCTATCAAGTTGAGCATCAATAATTTTATCCCTAATTCTATTCAATACATTTGTCATTGCTTGCCCGAACGATTGTGCGCCTGTTATAGCTTCGCGTAAATTATCTTTAATACTTCTTTCTATTTCTTCACCGACAGCAGTCATTTTTTCTTTTAATTTATCAGTTGCTTCCTGTTGTTTTTTAATTTCTTCAGTACCTTTCTTTTTTTCTTCATTTTGCCTTTTTGTTTCCTCTGTGATTTCTTTTTCTGTTTTGAGTGTTTTGTTTCTATTTTCTAATGCTTTTATATCTTCTTGAATTTCTTTTTTACGTCTTTCTAAAGCTTTCTCTGATCTGCCTTTTGCAGTTTCAAATCTTTTTTCAATTTTTTTAAGTGCTTCATTTTGTTGATCTAATAATTTATTAACTTCCTCACTTCCTCCTTCTTTAATTATATCGTTAAATTCTTTTTGTTCTCTTTTTGCTTTGATTATTGCAGTTGCTAAAGCCCCGACACCTATCACTGCAAGACCAATTCCAGTTTTTGCTAGAGCTATTTTAAAAGCTTGTAAAGCTATAGTCGCCTTTGTTATACCACCCGCTGCGACTAAAGAAGCCGCCCCCAAGCCCTTCATTCCTGTCGCGGCAATAGCAGAATTAACACTTGTAGCAATTAAATTTGAAATAAGACTTGCCAAAGCTGTTACCGCTAGTCCACTTGCAACTGCAACTCCTTTAACACTTACAGCAATTGCAGCAATAGCCAAAGAAGCTTTTCCCGCATCAGATTCTACAAATTCAGTTATTGAAATTATTAACTTTGTTAATACCCTAGTTACGCCTTCAACAGCGGGTCGTAGTTCAGTTCCAAAAGCAATTGATAAATCTTCTGTTGCGTTAGTAAAGTTTTTAAATACTTGTGTAGGATCATTTTTTAATAATTCTTGCAAAAATCCACTTCCTTCTGTTCCAACTCTTCCTAACGCTCTTAAAACAACATCACTTGTTAATTTACCTTCAGCAGCAAATTTCTTTAATTCTCCAATCGTCACGCCAAGTTCAGCGGCTATCGGTGCAAGAACTGTTGGCACTTGTTCAGATACACTTCTAAATTCATCCCCTGCTAATCTTCCTGAACCTAAAGCCTGCGCTAATTGTCTGAAAGCGTTTGATGATTCCATTGCTGACGCTCCCGCCAGTTTTGCCGCTGTATTAAATCCAAAGAAAACAGTTTTAATATCTTCAACTCCTGTGCCAAGCGGCGCAAGTCTAGCTGTAATATCTGTAACACCTTCTAAAGCTTCAATAGTGCTTAATCCAAAAGCTTTTTGAGCATCTTTCGCAATCTGTAAAGATTTAGCAAAAGATCCATTTTCTTTTGTAAGTAAACCTAATCTAACTTTTAGCTTTTCAAAATTTGCTGATGCGTTTACAGCTTGCCTTGCTAGTAATGTAAAACCTATACCACCTATCGCTGTTTTTAATCTATTAACACCCGCGTTTAATTTTGTTGTTTGACCCTGTACATTTTTTAATGCCCTTGTAGCCTGACTTCCGTCAACAGTAAGTTTTACATTAGCCTGTGCCACAAATAAAAAAAGACTTTCTTATATCTTACCTTCTATTTGCTTTTTGACGATTAGATTCTCTTTTTTCGTTTTCATATTTAACTTCATAGTATGCAGCCCAATATATAAGCTCTTCTTCTGATAAAGAAGTTCTTAGTTCATAAAGTGTTTTACTGAGTTCTGTTGCTAGGAAAAATTCAAAATTTAGCCAGTTATCCCCTCTTATTCTTTTTTTGCTGTATCTAAATCAAGTTTTATATCATGTAAAAATAATTCAATTTCATTTAAAACTTTTTCAGGTAATTCTCTTTGTAGGTTTGGCGCGTCTGCCATGCTGAAAGCCTTTGTACCATCTTCCAACTCTGCCATTTGACAAAGTAGTTGTGTTGATACTGTTAAGGCTTCGTCTGTGCCTGCAAGCTCCTGTGCGCGTTTTCTATCATGTCTAGTCAAAGGGGGGAAATATAAATCAACTATTTTTTCTCCTTTACTGTTTTTGAATTCATATTTTCTTCTAGTCGTCATTTCCTCCTTAAATGTTTCTGTAAGGAGATCAATTGTTCTTTTTGTTGCCATTTGGTTTTATTAGTTGACTAATAAATACAATGTATCAGATAGCGCTTGTGATGGCACCACTTGTAATGAAGCTTACATTTATAATTTCCAA